TCACTACCACCAACTAGATCGGCATACAGACAACCATCTTCTTCCTCTCCGCAACATGTCTTGGTGTTACCCGGACAATCTGGATCAACATAGACATCACAGTCGTTGTACACTCTCCATCTAAGAGAGGCGACTGTATCAAAACCCGGATGTCCAGGCGCCGAGCATTGTGTATCATCACAATTACAACACTCAGACTGATCTTCATTACCACAAGTAAACAGGTTACATGATTTTTGTAGTTCCTCTAAAATCTCTGGAGTAAATGAGTCTAAACCACCACTATAAACCACACCACATGGCTGTTGTGGTTCGCTGCCACACTCCTCTGATTTTGAACAACACCATACTACGATGCGTCCACAGTCTAGACAAGGCTCACCTAAATTATTTAACGTGTCACACTTTACCCCCGGAGTAAAGTAGGATTCCTGATTTACACCGTCACCACCAAGCAACTCACATAAACTCTCTGTCATTGGGGGGCTACCCGGCTGTCCCGGACTGGCCTCGTCTGTGCAGAAATAGAATCCATCCCCGTCAAGATCGTATATGCAACAAGAACCACATGGATCATCTAGGGATGAACAACAGGGTTGCTCATCACAACTGAATGGTCTCCAAGTGGTTTGAAGGAATGGAGCGTCATCAGCCAAACAATCCTCTAGTGAATATGGTTCTCTGCATTCAATAACTTCATTTGCTACCGTATCGAAGTAACAACAGGATCCAATCAAATCACACGCTTCGTCACATACTGTTCCCTCTCCTCGGAAGAATCCTCCTAAGTATCTACACATATCCGCAGACTGAATTGAACATTCTGAGATTCCCGGTTGAAGGGAAGTGCAACACGCTCCAGTTGCTCCAATTCCTCCGTCAATAGGACCTTCTCCACAAGAGGTGAGCAAATTGGGATTTTCGTCTACATTGAAATCATTACAGTCAAAACAGTTGTCAATGGAAACGACTTGTTTATTCTCTGTAAAGTTAAACACAAGTGGATTTCCGTTGTGATCCACTCTAGTTCTAAAATCATCTATTGTGTTGGGTTCTAATACACTACCTAAATTTGGATCAATACCCCATTTTGCAATTGTTCCATACCATTCATCACGAACACTTATGAATTCAAAAAGATCACCAGCACCACTAAAACATGGAGCCTTAGTATAAGGCCACTTGATGTTTCTTGACCATCTAGGAATGATAGGAGTAGTTCCTGTCGCACCGACAACTAATAACTTAAATGAAGTGCTTATATTGGGATCGTTTGGTGGGGCGATATTTACTAGAACGGGAGGTGGTCCATAAGTTCCACCCATCTGCATCGTATCTAAGACAAATAAACCCTCTGCTGTTCCGCCTGACTGATGCTCTATACCACAACTAAATCCACCTGCACCCTCGATGCAAAGTGATTGACAGTAACCATGTTTAGATGTAGGGGTAGCAATATTTCCCGGAAGACCTGTGTCTGTGCCTGGTAATGATAATAGTTTTTCTTGTCCCTCTCTGTACCTGTATGAAACGAAAGATGTAGACTTTGTTTCTTCATTATAAAAGGTTCCAGATGCACCTTCCAGTTTTACAACGTCTTGGTTTCCAGTTGATGTCTTTTTAGTGGAGACTAAGAACTGTCCGGCAGTTCCGCTAATAGCATCTAGATAGCCTGCTTTGCCTCTGTCAATCGTTATTGTAACTTCTTCGTCTGTTGAACTTATTCTTGCGTTTCTTCCAAGAACCTTAAGAGGTCTAATTACAATTTCATCAAGTGCAGGATCATCTTTGAAAACACCTAAAACATCAGCATCAGAGATTTCTGAATCAAAGGTATTACCACCACCAATTATAGTTGTTAGGTTTCCAGTCGCACCAACAATTCTACCGGGAGTTGTATATGCGAAAGTAACTCCAGTATTTTCGGAGTCGGTGAAAAACTCTTGATAAAGTTTTCCGTTTACAATTCTAGTGCCAAGAGGACTAAATCCACCAGTAAAACCAAATCCGGTGTAACCCCTTGGACCTGTTTGTCCAAATCCGGTGGGACCTGTGGGACCTGTTCCGCCTCTACCACCAGTTCCCCCTGTGGGACCGGTGTTTCCGGTTATCTTGAAGTGACTACTTTGTAAACCGATTCGCATTACTGGCATCAATCACCACCTTTTCATGTAGAAGTTAGATATGTACCAGTCTTGCTACTCGTCACACCAAATTTACTAGAGTGAGTATCGATATTAGTATCGTGATCGGATAGTAGTGCAGCAACGTCAGAAATTGTTTTTCCTTGTCCCTGAGACAATGCGGTTAGTTTACTAGTTACTTCTAGTTCTGAGACAGTAAGTTTATCATGAACAGTTACAGCATTTAGGTTCCTAAGTTTCATAAAGGGAACAGGTGTTTCTCTCATGTTTACTCCACCATAACCGATGATCCGTTCATTATCTCTGTCTTTGACAATTCCCGGTGTGTAAACATGAGTAATGGTTACTCCAGTTGGTTTCCCGTATGATTTACCATCAACAAAAACAGTTGAGTCTGTAGTAAATATATTTGACGTTCCATCCAGCGTAGGGTTTACTTCTATTTCTACTTGATTTTTTGAAATTACTGAAGTGATTCTACCCTTTGTCGTTTCTCGTCCATTCTTTTGGTTGTAAATGCCAGGGGTATTTAATATGCTTGTCGAAAAACTATCCCTTGATGAATCATCTATCGATATAACTGCGGTGTAACCATACTTCGTCCCGTACAGTGAGTAAAAATCAGAGAACTCATCAACCGCTAACTTGAGAGGTTCGTCTACTCTATACCAACCATCTCCAAGATAATTTTTTGTACCATAAGTTACGACATCGATAACCTGTCCCAACTTTGCGAGTGAGTCTTCACCCTCAGATGCAACTACATTTCCACCGACTTGATATCCAATATAATTCTGAACAATGGCATTGAAGTCGCCGTTATCTGCCATCTGTAGAACTGGTTTTACAATATTGGTGGGTTCGGATGGTGCGTAACTCTGAAGTAAACCTCCAGTAATCGCACTCAAGAAGTAGATGTCATTACCACCAGCACCACCAGTGCTTCCTAGAGGACCGTCACCATCGGGATCAAATACTGCAAAAGCACCCTCTGGATATTTCATCTGTCCGGAAAGAACTAGAGTGACATTCGCATCAGTTACAGCCTCGACTACACCGATGACTTCTGCGGTTGCAGGATCATTCGCTTGTGCTTTGGTGTAAATTTTTGGATTACTTAGAACATCATATCGAACAACATCACCCGCAGTGATACCATCCACGATACCACCCTGCACTGTTGGTGTGTTAGGAACAACGGTGATAAGTCTGCTACCAACAGCCTGTAGACTGTTGATTGTTAAATTACCCGCTATGTTTGAACTATTGTTGCAAGATGATGACATTCATGTTCCTCCGATTAACTTACTACCTGATCATCTGCTAAGAAGTCTGCGTCTGCGACATAGTGTAGGTGAATATCGTCCCACAACACCAGTCCAGAGTTTAAGAATACTCTAAACCCATCATTAGTTATGAGTTCAAACCTAACAGTGTCTACTCCGCCCGGTGCTGATCTAGTCGAACCATCTTTTTGTGATCCGGATGTGAGTCTCATGTCTGCATTAGCAGATGCGTTGAATGCGTCTCCGGTGTGTCCACTCTCGGGCGAGAAGAAGTTAACTTTAGGAACTCTTCTCATCTCAATCGGGAATCTGTAATAATCAAAGTAAGATGGAGATGCTAGAATATGAAGAGCAGTTGGATCTACCATACCACCAGTCATTGTTTGTGTATGAGTGTCCTGATCCAGTGCGTATGATCTTTGATAGTATCTCTTACACTTATCAAGTTCTAGTCTTAGATCTGTTGGTTCAAATACAGTCGGAACGTATCCTCTCTCTAGTTTTACCTGTGCAAGATCTAATTGACTATTTGTGTTTGTGACATCAAATCCTACATCAACATAACTGTCAGATGAGGTTGTGGAAACAGACGGAACTGTAAATGCCACACTGTATTTTTGCCACTGTGTTCCCACTCTAACCAGTCCATCGTTATAAGTGGCTCCATTCATCCATGTTCCGATTGGAGTGTTTCTCTTCGAGGTTCCGTCATATTGAGAAACCACGAATCCCATAGTTGATCCTGTTACTCCACATTTTGCGTAGAAAGATAGAGTTACGTCTTCACCCGCAAGAGTTTCATTATTCTCTATCCTGTTCACTAAGTAAACGTGATCTCCAGCAGGTCCACTATACCCACTAATGCTGTGCTTAGTTCTAAGGTAATATGTGGGATCTCCCTCTATTCCAATCACAGGTTGAGCGAAAGGAACCCGTTCTATGTTCGGGGAAGAACTGTAAGTTGCTGCTTGTTTGCCGGTTCCTTCCTTAGCAGTAATTCCATCAATGCGAAGCCATTTATCTGCAAGGTAAGTATTTCCGGTGTTACCATATGGAAGAGTTCCGATACCTCTTTGCCAGATATCATACCCACCATTTATTAGTAAGTTTGGTTGAATTGCTTGTCCGTATGTTGCACCGGAATTGTTTCCTAATCTATAGTTATTAGCAAATCCACCACCACCAGAACCGCGAGCCCCTGCGGATCTTTGCTGAGCCCCGTCAGGAACCTCAATTTCTCCAGTGTACTGTTGGTTGATGACAAATGCTTTGAAGTCACCACCTTGCTCCCAAACAAAGGCAAACGGTTTCGCTGCTCCGCCTGGAGGGATACCTGTGAGAAGTCCATCGACACCAATATACTGCAATCCATAACTGCTGTTGATATTGTTGTAGTTATCAATGAGTCCGGATCCAATTACTTGGATATACTGTTGTCCTCCGAACTCAAATTTGTTCACACAAACACCAATGGCATGTTCTAAGTTTTCATAGTTGTTTGTAAATTCAAACCAACCATTAAATCCAGTTCCCGGACGGAATCCAACAACTTTACCGGGAGTGATTGTGTGTTGGTTGTTCGCACCTTCCAACTGAACGGTGAACATGTTACTGTTTGCAGTTGCACCCGCAACAGATCCGGAAAGACCAGTTGAGAGATATTGTCCTCTATAGTTAACAACAACTGCCTTTGATTTTCCGCTTATGTCATCATATGTAACACCAACCACCATTGGTTTGGATACCTGTCCAGAGACGATTGGTTCACTTGCAGTGAGTCCACCGGGATCCTCCGCTGAGAGGAAGTAAGAACATCCGGGGGACAGAGTTGCACCATCTGTATTTTTGAAGACACCCTCAACGACACCAGCGGTGGCAATTTCAATATAGTTTAGAGTTGGGTTGAACGTATCGACTTCGCTAAATGTAATCCCTGCAACAATACCAATCGCCTCAGCAAAACCTTGTCCGTTAGCCTGAGCATAAGTGATACCACCAGTTGCACATCTAACCACTTGTCCAAATGTAAATCCTGCGGTTTGACCATAAACTCGGAAACGAGTATTAGGAATCTCTGTTAGATCTGGAGAGAACTTAAGTTCTCCATTTACACTAACGTCTCCGTAAAAAGTTACACCCTTATTAACAGTATCTGCGATGGTTACTCTAAATACACCCGCGTCCAGATCCGATCCTGTAGTCGCTCCACCTTGCGGATCATTTGACGCAGTGGTTCCTAAAGTTAAATTTACACCGTCACCAGATACACCATCATAGATCTTGATGTTGTTCAACTTACCAACAACATTTTGATTGTAGTGATTAACCCAATCATAAAATGTTGTGGTTGAAGTCAGAGTTGGTATCTGATACTTGTTGTCGTTCGGATTTGGCATAAATTAGTACCTTCTTTATGTGTATTTATACAACTATTCAATAAGTAGCCAGTAATAAATTGTTCATGTATCGAATAGTTCTATCCGAAGGATCTATCTTAAGAACCTTACTAATCGTGTCTTCCTGTGAATCACCAGCCGTGATCGATCCAATGGATTCAAGTCTAACCTGATATCTAGCAGCACCCCCGGAAGCGGGATTTCCTGATGAGTAACCACCAGCCTGATCGTATAGATCAGAATCTTCCTCTGGTGTTATGGTTGAGTATGCTGTTCTAAATCCAACGAATGTCAATTCATCGGGGACACCTACAGAAATACTACCAAAATTTACTGCAATATTATTATAAACCCAATACTTTAATCCATTAAAGAATGGACTATCTTCTCCAACAGCCTCTACACCCTGAACCTCAGTTAAGAACCAACCAGGTCTAAACTGAATACTAATACCAGCAGCGGTTCCTACCTCCACCTCAACGAGACTTGTAGATCCACCCGTGATGTATGGTGAGTCATAAGGAAAGAGTGGACAAGTTCCTTTCCATCCGGGAGTTCCTATTGTAGTTAATCCAGATCCACCGTCACCTAATGCTAAAGTTCCCTCGGGTGCATCTCCCCATAGTTCAGGTCTACCAGAGTATAACCAGTTATGATACATGTTCATTGTTAATGTCAGTTGCATCTGAAACTGCTCTTGTATTTCATTTAGTTCAGCAGCCTGTAATGCATATCCAGGTCTAAACATGACATGTTTGTAATTTTTAGAACCACCCTCCGAAAGTTCACCAGAAATTTCATGTTCAGTAACCCTACTTAAAAAAGGAGGACCTGACATTGGAAACTCCGCACTTAATGGGTTGGTTAATCTATCTGTAGGCATTCTTATATCTCCTTGGGTTTATCACACGTTTCCAGGCATCGGTAGTATGAATGTTACTGTAAAGTTTCTTTCCGCTTGTTGTCCAGCGCCTCTATTTGTAGGCATCGTCCAGTTTACATCTTTCGTTGAAAGATAGTCTCCACTAGAAACATCAATGATATCATCTCTGTCCGTTGGAACTTCTGTTTTAGTTTTGTCTAGCGTGTAGGTTATGTTTGTAGTATCATCTTTTATACTGGTTGCTTCTCTTATATCACTTGGTTTTAGAGTTAAAAGACTTAGTGTAGAGGTTCCATCGGTGTTCTTGGTTGTGTTGCTCAGTTTAGCATCACTTCGTGAGAAGATATTCGATGTCGTAGTTCTACCCTCTTCAAAAGTATTAAAACTAAATTTACTACTCGAAGAAGATGATGAAGATGTTGTTGATGGAGTCCCTGTTACTTTAGTTATCAACGATCTGTCTACTACCTCATTCGAGTTTGTTCCTATCCCAACCTGTCTATTAGCATCAGAGACTTTGAAATTCTTGACAAGTCCAATTCTAGTGAACGAGTCGAGAGGGACTCCTAGATTATCTCTGATATAGTCACTCCTGAAAGATTTTACAATTTGGATCTTAACATCCTCTAAAACAGAGTCCAAATTACCAACAAGAGATCCGTTCAGAGGAGTTCTATTAACTTCTAATCTGTTTGAACTAAATCCATTTTCAAAAATTGAATCTAGATTGGTGATTGTTACATCTAAGTAACCATAACCACCACTAATTTTTTCCAAACCTCTAGCATAGAAAGTTTTTCCACCGTCTTCAGTATAACCAACAACATTCCATTGTGCATCATATCCGGTGTCGCTTTCTATCTTAAGAGGCCAAGGTCCCTTTCCTTTCAATTTCAATTGTTCTTTTTCTAAACCACTAAAGTCAATAAACATGGATAGAATATTACCTCCCGGTAAGTCACACTCTGATAATATCTTTCCAAGAACTCCAATGTTACTTGAAGGATTTGTTCGTTCGTATTTGTCTCTGATTCTTTTCTCTGGTGTGTCGGTGGCATCTTGATAGAATTTACAAGAGCAGGCTCCACATGATGTTGGGAAAGATTCTAAATCACATCCAAGACACTTATCTCCACTAAATCCAGATCCAAGTCCTGCATCTGTGTGGGGAGTAAAGACATAACGCATGTCCATTCTTTTTGCAAAGTCTATGCACTTATAACACTTAGTGCAATCACACTTATAAAAATCTCCTGCATCATAGGCAACTCCTGTAACTTCATCGTACCAGCCTTTTTTGTGGTACAGACAACAAGTTCCCGTATTTTGCTGTTTACCAGATCCGCAAATTTGAGCGGACTCCATTCTGGGATTTGTCGAACTATAAAAATCAGTTAATCTATCTTCATCGTCTAAGTTTCTGAAGGGTAGATATTTTCCTAAGTGAGTCAAGTCTTGTCCGGCGTCTACTTTGTACAGAGCAACCCACCGAGAGTTATCTGGATAAAGTCTTTCACAAACATTATCTGGTGTGCTTGTAGAGATAGACTGTCCCTCTAGATCCAATCTCCAATCAGGATTACCTGCTCCACATACACACAAATATACGATATTGTTTACTGGATTGAACGCATAATAATTTCTTCGTTTTCTGTCTTGTGACCAAGCATTGTATACGTTTCCAGATGAGTAGTTTGATCTATACGCAACCTTACTCACATCTGATTGTTTTATCTTGGAATAAAATGCCAAGTTATGTTGAAGATTTTCCTTAGAGGACTCTGTGTTGTCTGTTTCAATCGAACCAACATCACCTGCAACAACCAAACCAAACTGCTCCTGATCATTCAGTGCAATCTGATCAAATGTGGTTTGGGCAACTGAAACCGCTAAGTTAGATGGTGAATTTGTTGAAGTATATCTAGCCATTTATGTCCCTATCTAGCATCCGTAACATTGTCCTGCATCGCAGTTTGATTGATTATTTAGTTTATCCCCGGTACATCCAGTTAAACCTAAGTTTGGACTTTCATTTGCGTTGCACATGAATACAAAGTCACCAATATATATGTTTCCAATGCTACCAACTCCTGCACAGAAGGGATCTGCTTGGTTTACACCCTGATTATAACCACTGTTGTCTCCTTCAACGAAATCGCAACTTATTCCTCTCGACCAGTTTGGGAACTTGTGGGTAGGCATATTGAATGTAGCGCCGGTGAAACCAAAGTTACCGTTCAAGTTGACTCCATTGGGATGAGAGTTATCTAATCCATATTCATACCCTTCACCATCATACTTGTAGTTACTACCTGAACAACCTACACACGAAGTGAACCCTGTGGTGTCCGACAACCTATATGGGAAATAGTTTCCTACCATTGGTTCTTCGCATACTTGGAAGTCCTCCTCGTATGTTACTGGGGGTATGTAGTCCTCTAAAGTAACTTCATAGAACGCCTTTAGTCCGGCTGGGTGAACAAGTTCTTTTAGTAAGTCTGAATATAGAGGTTCCCCAGTGTCTGGATCTACAACCTCCGTCTTTATGAGATATGAAAAGTCCTGATACCAGTAACTATCTTGAATAACGTGAACATTTAGAACGCTGTAACTTAGATCTCGTAAAACATCATAATCAAGTCCCGAACCAAGAGGACCATCTTGATCCTCAGACCACCCTACACCCGGCTCCCATGTGAGTCCCGGTACTTCGGCTCTTGCCGGAACGAAACCATAAGGCGCACCACCATTCAATCTTAAAACAAACTTCTTGGGATACTCAATCCAATTGTCTCTAAACTGTTCAACTCCATATAGGGATCTAAAGAAATATTCGTATGAACTTTCAGTTCCCTTCTTTTGGTAAAAATTGTCTCTGATCCCTTTGATAAAGTTTCGTAGGAATTCAGATGGAGGTTGATCATCGTTAAACTGCGAGATCTCTTGTTGACTAAAACCTGTAGTGTATGAATAAGAGAAACGCTCTAAGTATTCTACTGGCGTTTCGTCAATATCAACTAATTTTAAAAAAGGGATTTCACCAAGTTCATACCTACCGAAACCATATCCCTGAGAACTATACAACCAATCATAATAAGACTGAACAAAATCGACCATAAAAGAAGAAACATTCGACGCTTCGGAATGTCTCTCTAAAATCCACAAAGGAAACAAGTGCTTAACATCAACAACACTTGGTTCAGAGTTAGCCGCTGGTAATTTTATATCAAGCGACTGCTCTAACTCAAGGAGTTTGTAAGCAATAGTCTTTGTAGATTTGTTTAAATATGATCCTAACGACATTCAATATCCCTTCTACATTAAATTGCAACTACTGAAATATTGTTTGCGTTAACACCTAATTTTAAATCAAATTTACCATCGACAGTTTGAGATTCTGGGGTGACTGTGTAGATAGCAGATTCAGTTATTATGTCGGGGTTTAGTCTAAAAGATCCCTCAGACGGAACAAACTTACCAACATCAGGAGACACAACTATTATGACACCTGTGTTTGGATCTATCGTATACGCTCTAATTCTTTGCTCACCTCTACGGTTAAGAGTCCCATATGCAGAGAATGTTAGTTCCGGATATGTCTCTGATAAAGAAGAGGAGGCAGTAAATATTAAACTACTTTCTTGCACTGGTTGTCTTACAGAGTACAAAGTTCTGTCTGGTGATATTACAGAACTGATGGTTAAGTTTACTGACTCTGGGGTGAGCGAAAAGGCTGAGTCTGCTCTGGAGAGTATTTGATTTAAACTAGAAAGTGACACAGAGGTGTTGTAAGTTGATCTGGGGTATTGACTGAGAACAGCAGAGGCAAAAAGTGATCTCATTTCTTCAGCAGTTCTCGTCGTATCTCCAGATCTATAATTAACAGTCCCGTTTAGATTTGCAACCACTTCTGTAGTAGTTATGAATTCAGGTAATATACTAACTATTGATTTTTCCTTCAGAGTAGCCAAAGCCTCCAAAGCCGCCGATACAGTGGACTGGTTTTGATCTCCGGTTAGGGTGACGAACACTCTTCCGAAAAGAGGAGGTTCTAATTCTTCTCCACCAAAAACATTGAAATCCTCTCTTGTCAAACCTGACTTTTCTGCAAGTATCGCTTTACAATCATTCACCGTTACCGCTCTGTCCTGAGCAGCAAACCACTTCGGTGCGAAGAATTTTATTTCCTCGATATCCGGTTCATCCAATCCACCGGACGAAATATAGACAGTATCTATGGTGCCTGGAATAGAAGAAGACGCTGGTATTGAGAATCCAGAACAACCATTACCATCAGATCCACCACTTACAATATAGGAGACTCTAACCAAGTCGTTTTCATTGATTCTCTCCCCGACTTGTTCCTCTGCTCCGGTTGGATTTCTTCCTGCAAAAACTAAAAAGTATCCTAGTTCAGATCTCTCTAGGAAAAACACTTTACTTTCGTTTGTTATGTTGGTGTTAATATTTGAAGAGTATTCCCACTCTTCATAGTTTTCACTATCTTCCTTTTTAACCTCTACCTTCAGAGTTCTGAGATCTATGTCAACTCCAGATAAAAATCCTTTTTGTGTAGAAATGTCAATCTGAGTGGGTATTTCAGAAACTAACTGCTTACCCTCATAGACTTCTATTTCACCCTCACCATCTTGATCTAAAGTTACATTTGCATTACTATAAAAGTTAAAGGCTATTCCATCTCTATTTTTACCGATGAACCTAGAGTATCTTGGTATTATGGTTCCAAGTCCACCCTGTCGGAGTTTCAGAGTGCCTACCGCAGAAACCTTTCCGGGTACAACATACCCCAAAGGTTTTACGAGTGATATGATAGACTCTAATCTCTGTGCTGTATCGAGAAAGGATTCATTTGCAACCATGTTCATATAGTAAGCCTGATACATTGTGTTGTAGGCTAGAATGTCAAGTAGCACCTGAACCGCAGAACCCTCAAAGGCATAGTCTTTAATTATCTCTTGTTTCTTTAAATAATCAATTAGAGAAGATTTTATCTCCTCAAACTCAAGATTTCCTATTTGGATGAATGGATTAGACATGTTACCTTACCTTTGTTAATGCGATTGTTATTCTATCTACGGGAGATGCCGCAATGTCTGATTCGTTTAAGATTTTGTATTCCACTGTGATCGAGAGTTGATTTGAGTCTATGAGAGTCTCGTCAAAAATTACATCAGTTAGAACAACTCTTGGTTCAAACGAATTCAAAGCCTCCTGTATATCCGATCTCAACGTAGCAACAGCAAGTCCACCTGCCACGTTTTCAAAAAGAAGTTGATGCACACCCACACCAAAGTTTCTATTGAATGGTTTTTCTCCCTTTCTTGTCATTATGATATTTCTGACAGACTGACGAATAGCGTTAGACTCTTTCTTTACAGAAACGTCTCCAGTAAAACTATTCTTTTCAAAGTCTATATCATAATCACTGTACTTAGTTGATGCCATGTCTATTACTCCCCCTTTCAGATATTTATACTAAAACGCCTTACCCCAAACCTAAAATGTTAGCAAACCAGTTTGGTTCTTGTAGTTCGTCTGGAGAGACACTAGAGGTGTCTCTGACAAGAGATAGAATCATTCTATGTGTTTGTTGTGTACTGAACGTGTGTGCTATAGCAGAAACTAACCACTTACCAGAGGTTCTAGTTGTCTGTCTCTCTGCACCTTCAGTCACCAACGGAATATTCAATCGTATGATATCTCCAGGCTGAACAGAGAAGTCACCGTTTACAACTATGGCACATTTTTGTGAACTGAGTTGAAGCATCTGAGCGTTTCTTAGTAGAGGGGTGTTGAGAGGTGTATCCCAATAAGTAGACCAGGTTCTGGTATACTCAACATACTTGGAGAAATTATCACCACGACAAGGACAGTTGCAACTTATAGAATCGTCTAGATTACTATACAGACAACCTAACCAAGACTCACCCAACTCATCTGATATCAATTCACACTCTCTAGTTTCTTGCAGAATCGTTTGCAAATCATCGTCGGTTGGTTTCTTAGCAATACTTCCGTTTTCTTCTAACCACTCTTGAATAGAACTGAACCCACTGAACAATCCTCCAGCAAAAACTTCATCTATGGTGGATCCGGGAAGTCCCTCGAAAGATTCTATAATATTATTTTCTTGATCAACTATGAAGTACAAGTACTCGGTTAGACTCAATACACCAGTGGTTGGAGGTTCAATTCCTAGATCGTAAAGTTCCTCTCTTGACACAACTCTTTCGTTTCGGGGAACCAAGTCCTGACATGGACAATTGCAATATGGATTATCTTCGGGACAACCTAGACTACTAACAGGTCCATCTGGGTTCGCACAACGATAACCACCATCACTGCATGTATTGACGTTTCTTCTAGAGAAGACAACAAACTGTGCAGCAAAGTTTCTACCCATTTCTTGTTTTTCATTCTGTCTTTGGAAGAAATAGTCATGACCGTGTTTTGGCTCTACCATTCCATATTCAGTGTTTCCAGTTGAGTCCCTCTTCCAGACATCTTCCTCACCGAGTGCCGATGAGTATTCTGTTTCTCGTTGCCAAATATATGAGTATCCATAGAACCAACTAGAGTTCCACCAATATCTCCATCTCCATCCGCCCCACCTACTATACGAACGACCACTTGCATTGTTACCAACGTCTGAATCCGTTTCATCAAATTCAGGATATTGATAGGTGTCGTAGAAATAGTTGTCGTAGTAGTTATACCATCTGTTCCAATACCAACCATAACTATAACGATATCGATACCTCCACCAAGCATAATTATATCCACCATAGTAACCATAGTATCCATAATATCTTCTACCATTATAGTAAACACCTGGCGGGGGACTATACTCAAAGTGATAGTAACTGTTTGGTGCGCCTGCGGAAACATCAACACTAGACTTCGATAGCAATGAGTATGCGTTTCCCTTTCTGTTTAGGCTTGCTGCATATGGAGCATATCGGAAATCATCACCGTAGTAATCGTATCCTTCACCCCACCAGTTACCCCGGTTTCCTGCTGTTGTATAGAAAGGTCTCTCGGTTTCCCAATCATCGGTTGGATATAGGTTCATCGAGTCATCTGCTGTATTTTCCCCATATTCTGCTTCGTCTGGTTCAAGGGCAACGTCGAATCCGTAGGGATCAATACCAATGACAGCCATGTTTCTGTGAACACCCTGCTTACCATAAGGACCTGGAGTTATCATGACGAGATATGGAAGGAAGTATTCGTATCCAGCATCTCTGATGAATCCCTCTGGATATTCATCCAGTGTTTCCAATCCAATGGGTGTTTCAAATTCAACCCGAACGTAACTTTGCACTTCTTTTCTTTTTATACTAACAGGTTTGTATTCAGCAATGTCGTTGATATAAAAATTATACCTTTGAGAATAATCATAAGGATTGAAACCATTAGGAAGAAGAATTTCTCCATTGTTCGGATGCCATTGTGGTGCTATCACACCCCACGGAGGACCTTGCTCGTCGTCCTGAAAAATCTCGCTGCTTGGACCATACTCACAGGGATTTCCTTCCCAACCAACTGACCACCTGTGTTGATCCAATTCCTCCATCGTTACGTTTGGACCTCCATAGAAAAAGGTTTCCGGTTGAACGTGTACCGGGCAACTATAGGTAAGGTAGTCACAAGGAACGCCTGGTTCATTCGTACCTTCTCGACAACAACCTCTACAATAGAAATTTTGATGCCTACCTCTAACCTCTCCCCACCACCTTTGTGTCGAATCTCTAAATGCACTAGGTCCTGCGGTTTCAAAGTCCATATATTTTTGATCATATATTGGATGTCCACCTAGTGCTGTTGGATCAATCGATGGATCGTTTCCAAGGTACGCATTGTATATCCACTCACCAAGTAACTCGTCTCTTACGTTATATTTTCTTGCGAACTGCTCATAGCGACTACCTCTTAAAGATTTTCGTTGAACACTCTTAACATTGAAAAGAGAATGTGGAGTGGTAGTGATATTTAACTTATCTATTTCTGGTTGCTTGGATATGAAATATGCTCGTTTGTTCCAGTGCCTATCATACGCACCTAAAAACTCTTCTTTATATTGAAGCCATTCTTCCAAACGATCTCTCAGTCTCGTCAAAGCACTCTGAGCAGCATTTATTCTTATTGCACATGCAGCACCAGCCTCATCAATATTGTCTACACATAAGATGTAATCCTGACCTGAAAGTCCATTGCACTGACTGAAATCTCCAGTTCCTTCAGGATTACAATACCAACATTTAAAACCACGAACCTCTTCAGCCGTGTAGCAATCTCCACACTCGGGTTCGTCGTCGGGGTATCCCCAAGGTCCATTTTGACAAGCGTCTAAATATTCTTCGTTGGCTAGAATAGCAGTTTGTAATCTTGTGATTTCCAGATCGATCACATAGTTTGAAAAGTCAGGAACCTCCCGTTTGAGATAGTAAAATTGTCCCAGAGTTTCATTCCACGGTCCCGTCGCACCCTCACCGTACTCATAACTAAGTCTGAATTGCTCACCTAGTGGTTTTTCCTTTTCCCAGTCAACAACATCAGAGAAAGATCCAGCAGAAACTATATTGTAGTCATCGATGGCACCAGTAACGCCAGGAGGTTGTGTTAGACAACAGACACTACACTCATAAGTGTCAAACTTGTTTCTTAAATTTCTTAGTCTTGCGTACTCTTGTTTTTTCTCTACAACTTTCTCTTTTATTTCCTTGATTGTCTTTAGTGTATCAATGGGTAAAGATGAGATGTCGAACATGTTCTGCCAAGTATTTTTGTCAGGCTTCCCTACGAGATTTCCATAACCATCTTCATAATTTAGAATTGTAACATCTGTGTGTCTATTCGCCTCGTTATGATGCTCACCGAAGTACCCATAAATGGTATCATAGAATTGTTTTCCATTAGTTCGATCTGCAACAATAGTTTCGGGTAGTAGTTTGTGTTCTTCGATATGTTCTATTTTGTCAAAGTCTCTGTGATACTGATAGTCAACAAATATTTTTTTGTGTGACTCGTTGTAATCTAAGTGATCGAAATATGGATCAGAAAAATCTGGTTTGATGTTGGTGTAATATGAAGAGTATCCACCATTTTGCCAAAGAGCCATATGATCATAGTCAGATAGAGACGCGACATACTCTACAGTGTTTGGATCGTCCGGCTTATTTAGATCTACGTTATACTCTCTAATTTCTTCATTGTTCCCACGAATGATCATGTTGTTCACGGACTCAAATGCATATCCCTTTGTTGTGTTATAGAAAAGATAGTTTGCTGCATTTGGATTTTGTGCAGACAAAGAGTTTTCCGCAACATTGTCTAACATGGAAAATAGATCGGGATTACTTCTTGATTTCCCCCACGGATACATTAAGTTATTTTTCTTTAACCATATGGAGTTAGCAGTCGGTTCTATTTTATCACTCTGAGTAGATCTGTTTTGTCCGTCATCATTATCAAAATACTTATTCGAGAGAATGTTGATAAGACCTTCACCGTCCTCTGACACGATAGGTCCAATGAAGTCATCCTCTAGATAAGTTTCGTCTTGTTTGTTTATGTAATATTCGGGAGTGCAAAAATCCATCTTGATATAAGAGTTAGAACCAGCAGGTCCAGAGATTGACTCGGACGACTCGTTTGATATCTTAGTGGTGTTGTATACAATGAACTTACAGTCTAGGATGTGAGAATCTGATTCCGGTTCCCCATCTGGGTTTGGTGTAAACGCTTTTATCGTTAGAAACTCACCACCAACTGGATTGAATGATTCAAAAGCCTCCATAGAATCTCTAACAGTGATTGATCCTCTTACGGTTGGTTCAAAGATACTCTCTGAAATGTGCATTCCGTGAAACACATCCATAGTTACATCATCATCTTTTGGTGTTGGATATATTACAAGAGGAGATCCATTTATGTTTTCCAACACAATGGACTGTATTTGAAATTCTTGTGATGTTGCTTTTCCGGTTTCTGCCATAATATTATATCCTGTTACCTAGACTGAATAAATCTTCGTGTTCCTCTTGGAATCGCAGAGGTTGAAGACAACATGTCTGAAATTTCATTTAAAATTCTACCGATGATATTCGCCTTTGGTACTTTGACTGTTCTTTTGTTATCATTATCCTCTAGGAATTTACTCTTTCTCGTCTTAGTCGAGATAGTCGTCGGGAGGGAATCTGTCATATATTTGTATAATACAGAGGTGGTTAGTCCACATATATTTCCAACTCTATAGAAGTCACCAAACGGAATATTTTCACCAGATGCTATTCCAGTTATTCCGGAGTAAAAACTAACTGGATTTCCCAATGAATCACTAAACTCTACCGGGGAGTCTAGTATGTCTGTCTTCTTCATCACAATACCAAATGTTCCTCCTGCGGTAGCACAGTGAGGAACTGCAAAATTCCCATCAAATTGTCCGTTGCTATCAACTCCGGAAGATGGACCTGCAAACTCATTACAAAAAGTATTACCAGCAAATGAGGGGAAACATCCGGTTGTTCCAAATTTTCCTACAGAAGAATATTTACCGTCTTCGGTTTTTCTAAAAATGTAAACCTCATCTTCCGCCGAAATTGTCCCGGTGCTTTCATCACCCCTAACATCTATTCTATGAGATAATGCATCATAATCAGAAATCACCCCGAATGCGTCTATGTCAATTCCACCCTCTATGGACGAATCTCTCTTTATTAGTATGTCTCCCGGAACTGCATCAACTTGCTCCATGAAAAAGTAACTAGATCCCTTGTAAAAATCATCAAATTTGTCATTGATTTGGGAGGGGGTATAAACCCACTCATTGAATGGATCTATAACATCATTGAAGAGAAGAATAATCCACCACAGGTTAGCATCTCCGTAAGTAAAGTCTGCTATGTCCTCTGGTTTTTCACCCTTGGTTATCGTAAAAGTTTCATAGTTATTAGGATTATTTTTTGATTCTTTTGTAAACGCTACTTTTCTAAAAATATCTACAACGGGAAGAGTCACGGAAATGCTCTTCGGTTTCGCCCCGTTATCCGTGACGTACCTAAAGGTATAACTTGTTTTTGGTAGTTTTTTGAAGTAACTCATAATCCAAACTCCACTTTAACCAAGACTACCCAAAAATCCGTCAAGAGCGCCGTTGCTGTCAGAGACAGATCTAGATACCAGACGTTCAGTTGTGTTCTGTGTTCTCACCAATGGTTCAAACTCCTTAAACTTCAATCCGATCTTCCAGACTGCGGGAAGGAAATCAGTGGGACCTACTGCATACGCTCTTCCCGCTCCCGTTCTATCTATGGTGACACTCTCTAGAATAGAAAGTTGTGGGTTCATGTCCCATTCCGGTCTAGGTTTACCCCCACCAGGTCCACCTTGATATACCTGAAGACTGAAAAGTGGAGGGTGAAATGTTTTCGATGTCTGTAACGCTGCTCCCGGATAAGATAAAGCGTTTAATCTATATGCCATTGCAAATAGTCTTGCTGAAGATTCAGCATCTTTTGGAACGAATGTCCAATCATAGTTGTGAGTTCTAAAGTTTGCTCCGCTGAATATCTGCTCTCTCTGATCCATGTCCCTTTTACCAACGGTGTTAGCAATCCCAGTCGCACTTTCAAACCATCCAAATATATTAGTAGCGATGTCCTGTAACCCACCAATGGTTGTAACTTTGTTTATCGCGGATGCGAGCAATCCGTCCTCTTTCATGCCTGCACTGTAAGATACCGAGCCAGTGGTTTCCATTTTAGTAGGCATGGGAAACCACATATCGCACTTTCTGGCTCCTACTTCAAAATTCCTTAACTGCTTTATCCTAGAAAAACTGAACGCACGAATATTTAACCAAAGTTCAACCTCGTCCTGCTCTCCAACATTCATTGGATAGTAGGCTCGTTTATTCTTCATTGCTATTCCGGTGTCTATTCCTATTGCCATGTATTGTTCTCCGAAAGTCTTACTAAATATATAGGAGGTTTATATAAGAGTTATGGCTTACAAATCACGCTTCAATCCAAAAAACAAAGACAAGTATATGGGTGATCTATCTTCCATTATTTGTCGATCTCTTTGGGAAAGAAGAATGTGTAAGTATTTAGATGAAAATAAAAATATAATCCGATGGGGAAGTGAAGAACTTTCAATACCATATTACTCTCCGGTAGACAAGAAGATGCACAGGTACTATCCAGACTTCATAGTGGAACAAAAAAACAAGGATGGGACCGTAGAGACTCTCCTCATAGAAGTTAAACCAAAAAAACAAACAGAGAAACCGGAGAGAGGTAAAAAACAAAAAAGAGTATTCATAAAAGAGTGTTTGAGATATGCGATAAATGAGGCTAAGTGGGACGCAGCAAAAGAGGTGTGTAAACAAAACGGCTGGAGATTTGTCATTTTAACAGAAGATCATTTACTTTCTTGATAGATAGTTGTAGGAGAAAGATATGCCAGCACAAGGACAAGGATCAAACAGCATTTCAGTTATGAAAAATGAAATCATAACGGGGAGATTCCATTCCCCTAGTAGATTTCATGTGGAGGTGTCAGGTCCAGCGGGAGAACTTTCAATTGATCAGTACATAGTTGATGCCATAGTCCCATCCAGAACAGTAGTGACTCAAGAAGAATTCTTGTGGGGTATACCGAGACAAATTCCAGTTGCTAGATCGTATGCAAAAGACGCAATCATAACGTATGCTGTAAAAGACAATCAAAGCGTTAGAAGATATTTCGAGCAGTGGATGAACACCATGTTCAACAAGATTCTCGCAGTAGGAGAAAACAGTCCTTTTGCTCCATTTGAAGGTTTAGTAGCAGCGTTTAACAACCAACCAGATACCACAAACAACTATAGTGACTATACAGGCGAGGTTAAGATAAAAAGTTTAGATTACAATGGTGAAGTTACGGGATGCACAACTCTAATTGAGGCGTATCCAAGTTCACTTCTACCGATCACATACAGTGCCGCATCACAAAACGATTTTACACGACTTCAAGTGCAATTTGGATACAAAGAATACGTTTATGGCTAAGGAGACTTTAAATAATGCAAAAACTATCTTCTTTATTATTGGATAAAACACCAAAATACGAAATAACAATACCCTCCACCGGAAAAGCAACTAGATTTAGACCTTTTTTGGTGAAGGAAGAGAAAATATTACTCATCGCACAGTCAACACAGTCTAAAAAAGACATAATGCTTGCGATCAAGGACATAATAGAGTCATGTGTGGAAGGTATATCGAACGCCGGTGACCTCCCGATCTTTGACATAGAGTATATTTTCATGAAACTAAGAGCAAAGTCCGTAGGTGAGGTGGTTCAACCCATCATTGTATGTCCAGAGACTGGTGAAAAGGTTACGTTGGATGTAAACATAGACGAACTAGAGTTGAAAAAGTCAAAGGCACACAAAAAAACCATAAAGTTAGATAAAGATCTTGTAGTTAAGATGAAATATCCCTCTATAAACATACTTGAAAAGTTTGGGGGAGATATAGACACAACAAACACACCCGAATTCTATGATATGATACTTCACTGCATCGAATCAATAGAAACTCCCGAGGTTAAAGTGAAACAAGATGAAGTTCAGATCGAAGAACTCAAAGAGTTTGTTGATTCCATGACAAAGCAACAGTTCGATATGATCTTAAACTTCTTTGTTACTGCACCGAGACTTGAATCTGTAGTTGATTACGAGACAGAGGACGGACAGAGTAGAAAGGTTACGCTTTCGGGGTTGGGGGATTTTTTCGGTTAGCCCTCAGCCACTTAGGGTTGGGGGAGTACTTCAGCATCAACTTTAACTTGATGCAACATTACAACTATAGTTTAACCGAAATCGAGTCCATGATCCCGTGGGAAAAAGATATATATTTATCGATGCTTACAGCCTATATAGAAGAAGAGAACTGGAAGATAAAGCAACGAAATAAATCGCGGGGAGCCTGATGGACAAAGAATCTAAACTACAAGCAATCTCAGAGTT